GCCAGAAAGTACTCACTGAGCAACAAAGCCTTGCACTACGCAATGCGGCCAACACTCAATACGAGCAACAGCGTACTGCTGCAATGTGGACGCTCTTTAGCCAACAAAGCGCCGGAAATGCCGCACTAGCTGCAACGTTTGAGTCCCTTCAGGGCAATGCCTCAAACGCTCTGACAGGCATTGCAACCGGCAGCATGACCGCTCAAGAGGCTATGTCCTCTCTCGCCAGCAATGCGCTTAACAGCCTGATCAATTCCTTCGTTCAGATGGGGGCAGAATGGGTTAAGTCTTCAGTAATGGGAGCGGCAGCACAAACTACCGCTATCACAACCACAACAGCGGCATCTGTTGCTGGCACTGCCACCACCACCGCAGCAAGCACTGCAGCCGCCGGTACCACTATGGCCGCATGGTTGCCAGCAGCACTTGTTGCTTCAATCGGGTCATTTGGTGCCGCAGCAGTCGTTGGTGGCGGCGCGCTACTGGCTGCGTTCGGCTTGATCGCAGGGCTTTCAGGCAAGCGTAAGAACGGTGGCCCGGTATCGGCAGGCTCCATGTATCAGGTAGGTGAGGGCGGCATGCCTGAAATCTATCAGGCCAGCAGTGGTAAGCAATACATGATCCCCGGCGATAACGGTTCAGTGATAAGCAATAAGGACATGACGTCATCAGCCGGTGGCGCAGGTGGGGTGGTTATCAACATACAGAACTACACCAGCGCCACGGTTGATGCTCAGGCCAATAACACAGGTGGTGGGCTGACAATAGACGTCATTGTGGCAGACCTGAACCAGGGCGGGCCAATCCGGCAGGCAATAACCCGCAACACAACAGCATCAGCGAGGGCTACAGAATAATGGCTATTGATTATCCTGACTGGCTCCCGCTGGCTCAGAAGTCTAATAAAAACGTCACCAGTGATACGGGTTTCCGCACTGACCAGCCACAGGTTGGTGCGCCAATCTTCCAGAAGCTTACTGACGACCTTAAATCCTCATTCAGCCTGACATGGATATTCACGCGCGATCAGCACCGTGCCTTTTACCAGTGGTTGCGCAGTCCTAACTATCTCGATAACGGCAATCAGTGGTTCAGCATGAGGTTGTCGACCGGGACAGGCGATTCGGGATTGGAGGTGCAGGAGCTCCACTTCACAGCGTATCCAACATGGAACCAGAGCGGCTCTGTGTTCACCTGGACAGGAAGCGTAATTGCCAGAGAGCTGAATAACTCAGACGACGAATTTGACGACATCCTGGTTGAGCTTCCGCCGCCATGGGGTAGCTGGCTGGACATAGTCGTCACGGGTTATCCCGATGGCAGGGATAAGGAATCATTACCAAGGGTGCCTTAATGCCAACTTTCAGAGAGTTTAAAAGCCAGTGGCCTAACCGTGTTCTATTCGACACATTGACGTTTTATAACCAGGCGTTCGGCTATATCAGACTGGTAGATAAGCAGGTGTTCCCTAAAACCTTTGCTGGCCAAATCTATACACCGTGCCGCATGGAAATCAACGAAAGCCAGCAGAGCTCAACGCCTGTAATTGATTGCAGCGTCAAATTCAGCCGTCTCGCACAGGACTTTAAGCAACAACTAAAGCTCTGGAGAGGATATGCGCGAATTACTCCAATATCGGCCACATACCAGCGATTTGATTCTGCGGATATGAACACTCCGCTCAAGCCATGGACGCTGTACGTCAACGACGTAAGCATGGATCAGAATGATGTGACCGTTACGTTGACCCTTAAAAACCCGCTTAATAACAACGTTGGCCGGCTGTATACGCCAGAGGAATTTCCGGGGTTACAGAATGCTTAAAGCTGATTTCATCGAGAGGGTGACAGGATCCCCATGGCGTGACAGGTCATGCACTTTTGAGGCTATGGATTGCTGGGCACTGGTAGTTCTCTACTACCGTCACGTGCTGGGCGTAGAGATTCATCATCAGCCTGACTACGAATCCGGCGCCGACTTCCTGACGTGCTTTACAGGCGAGGTCGTCTACTGGCGGCAAACGGATATCTTCAGTGACAACGGAATCTTTATTGCCTGGTACGGCAGTCAGCCTGTTCATGTCGGACTGACTCTTGATGGGCGGGCATTGCACAGCCGCGGAGAGAGTGGGCATGTGCGCTCAGACAGCATCCGAACAATACAAAAACTATTCACACGCGTGGAGTTCTATCAGTATGCCAATAGTCCAGATTCAGCGTGTTCCGGGGCTGCCAAAAGAGAGAGTTAAAGCCCCTGCTGGTATGCCGTTCAATGAGTGGCTGGCAGGCCAGAATCTTCATAACGAACTACGCATCAGCGTTAACGGTCAGGAACTGAGGGACGATGACGATATTGGTTTCACCCTTCAAGAAGAAGACCGGGTTATCATCTTCGACCAGCCTAAATCAGGCGATCTGGCTAAAACCCTCCTTAATCCGCTCGAGCACTTCAACCCGATAAAGTTTACTCAAAAGGTAATGAACGGGCTGATTAAGCAACCCGGAACGGGGAATATCGGGCAAAGCAAAACGTCATCGAATAACAGCCTTAAGGGGCAGTCTAACCTTGCCCGTAATGGTGAGGCAAAGCCAGACAATTACGGTCTGATTAGGGCTTTCCCAGACCTGATTCAGGAGTCTCTGTTCGAGTACTCGGGCAACCTAAAATACCTCACCGAGTTCATGAATTTTGGCATTGGGACTTACACTGTCAGCTCAGTCAGATATTCGGAAAGTAACCTTGGGTCGATGGCGGGAGCGTCTTTCACCGTCTATAACCCAGGCGACGTAATCGGCATGATAAATGAGGGCTATCAGTTTGATGACGTTGACGGGCAGGAGGTGCCCGGCAAGAACGAGTCGGGTGATTTCCCAATTGAGAGTGCTACAGCCAGTACCGTTATAAGCGGAAGCTATTCCGGCGGCCAGGTATTGATGAAGATAGTCAAGCAAGCGAGCTTTGACTACTTCATGGGCTTAACCTTGCCACACGCTGTTTCATTTGTAGTTAACGCCACATATCCCACGGCTAGCGGAAGCGTAACTCAGGATTTTACATTATCAGGCAATCTTATATCGGCAATGCAGACATCTAACGGGTCCGTTACAGCGCCGATTTATTACTACAATTTCGTCATCGACAGCATAGACGGCTCAAATGCCTCATACATATCTACCGCAACAATCAACACGACTAAGTTCATTCTTAATGACAACCAGGCACTGGCGATTGGCCCATTCTTTTCACCGGTACAATCCTCGCAGTTGTGGTTGCACACGCAGTCAGGATTGGGTGGTAAAAGTGAGACCAACTGGCAGGTTACGATCTGGAAAGTCGATGATGATAATGTCCAGATTCCGGGAACAACGCAGACTTTCATTTATCGCCAGACTACACCGCACCAGTCTACATCCGACACCTTCTATCGCACCGATAAGCTGACGCCTGCTGGCGGATATGGTCGATATGCAGTGACATTCCGGCGTACAGATAACAGTGGTGACAATAGTAAGCTTAAGGTAGAGGCCATTCACAGCGTAAATATACGCACTAATGTCAGCTACCCCAATGACACGCTTGTCCGTGTTACGGTCAGGCAGACTGAGAATGCGACCAGTGCGCGAGATAGGAAATACAACGCCCTCATTAACCGCCACGTGATCACGTACAACCAGAGTTCGCAGAAAGTCGACTACACGATTAGGGCATCGCGAAAGTTTGCAGATATTGCGCTGCATAACTGGCTGGTTATTGGCGGCCAGCCGGAAAGCTCAATTGACATATATGGGCTCTATCAGATTCAGGCTGAGCTCGATGCTAGAGACCAGCGGCTTGGCTATTTCGATTATACCTTTGATGATGAGGATGTGTCGCTGGGGCAGAGAATGGAGACCATATGCGATGCGGCAGGAGTTAGTGTTTACTGGGATGATAGCGTGCTTTCTTTCACGCTCGACGCTAAAAGAACGTTGCCGGCAACTGTATTCAACCGGTCCAACACTGTTGATTCGGGATACTCATTAAGCTACGACATGACGCTTCCTGGCGGGTATGACGGCGTTGAGGTGCAGTACCGAAATCCGACCACCAACAAGCAGGCTTACATACGTTATCGGGTAAGAAACAATCAGATTGAAGCTGGGCTGCCACTCAAAGCCAAAAAGTTCGAGATGATGTATGTGCGAGACGGATTTCAGGCTGATTTCCGTGCCCAGAAGGAGTGCCGGCGGTTGCTTTATTCCCGCATGAGTATGGCTATTACAGCCCTGGCTGATGGCGAGTGGATTAATGTGGGCGACATGGTTCAGGTTCCTGACACCTACGATACTAATCAGCAGGCTGGATATATTGTATCTCGCAGTGGTGACTCCTTTGAAACCAGCGAGCGAATCAATTTCACCGGCTCGATGTATGTGGTCATTACTGATTCCATAGGCAATTCATCTGCTCGCTATCCTGCCTCTCCTCGTTCCGATACAGCATTTGGGTTCAGCGCGGCTATACCGCAGATGGCATTGAACATCTTTGACGGGTATGACGTTCAGTCTCCCTCCCGTTACGTAATCGCAACCATAGAGGAGCTTAACGCCACTCAGTGGGT